TGATCCATGCAAAGCGGATCTGAAAGCCATACAACACCTACTGAGACTTAGGAAAGGCAGGGGAGCAAGCGAAGTGCTTATCCATCACCCGACTACTCACATAAAATATATTTTGCTCTTATATCTCCAACAATCATTTCTGGATATTGAATAGTGTGCCAGATATGACCACATTCATAACATTCTCTACGTCTAACAATAACGTGTTTAGAATTGCGGTCTGATCTCCTGACTTTTTGATCTGTATAATCCTTACATTTAGGACAACTCACCCATGAAATCCTTTTCATTGATTGTTCTTATTTTTATGGTTGCACCAGTTTCAGAATCTGTTTCACAGTACTTTTTAACAGCGTGTAAACTTACAACTTGGCTATCGTCAGCAAATGCAGATCTAGTGAGAGAATCCAGTAAAGCTCTACAATGTTTATCAAGATCACCCTTATTTTTATTAGTGATGTAAATAGGTGCTGATTGACGAATCATGCCATTGGGTAGATAGTGAAGTTTCGGGCGTTTGAACCAGAACACCACCTCTATCTCAACTGGTTCTTCGATTATATCGTCCACTATCAACTTTGCTCTTAAATTCACCTGTTTTCGCCATGACTTTAGACGTTTACTTGTCTCAACCATTATTCCATTACCAACGTGTTTTTTACTGCCTTGAGGGGCAGATTCCATGCCTTTTACAGAAATAATATATTCCATAGAAAATGAGCTTTATTCCAGAGAATACCCCATTCATAGCTTTGCCAACAGCATTAAAGGGCAAAGTAACACCGTATCAACTGACAGTAATATGGGTCTTGCAGAGCTATTATCCAAACATTTGGCCTAGTTATCAGACGATTGCCAAAGATGCCAAGATGTCCAGATCCAGTGTTATCAGAACTGTCAATGAATTAGTGGAACTTGGTTTACTACAAAAACAGTACAGGATTGATGAATTTAATCAAAAAACTAATTGCTACAGAGTCAGTATCTGGCAGCAATGTAAGGCACTGCCTATTCCAGACCCAGCTATTCATGGGCGGTATCTCACAGGAACTAGGGTAGTGTCAGAGAGACATGGGGGTGGTGTCACACAGACACTAGGGGGGTGTCAGGGAGACACTGGGGTAGTGTCAGAGCTACACCCTAAGAAAAACAAATTAACTAAAACAATTAACTATAAAAATAAAAGCTTTGAACCTTTTTGGAAAACTTATCTGGAAATACCAAAAGACATGAGAACAATATCTCTGTCAAAAAAGCCAGCATACAATGAATTTATGAAGTTAGATACAAACACAAGGGAAAAACTAAAACAATGCCTTGAAGCCGATATAAGAGCCAGAACAAAGTCACTCAAGGCTGATAAGTTTACTCCATTATTTCCTGATGCTCATAGGTGGATAAAAAATGGTCAATATGAACAATATTTATTGACAGCTACAAATAAACCAGTTACATTTAAAAAACCTAAAAACACCCCTTTTTAACACCATGAAACCAACTAAATTAGTTTTTTTTAACTATGGAACTGAATATATAAATGAAAATACTGGAACTTGGAGAAAAAATAAGTATGGACAAGAAAATGACATTCACAAGATACCTGAAGAAGATAAAAGATTTGTATTGAAAAAATTTTTAGACAAAAATTATCATCTAATGAAATGCCCAGAAGATACTAAAATAATTTACTGTTACTGATGAAAAACTATAAAAGATCACCCATTGATCGGGAAGTTACATTCAAAGCACCACATTATGAGTGCTATGCCTGTAACGATTCTGGAATAATCCACAATTCTGATGGACTAATCAATCAACACTTGCCTGATTATGACATTGACGACTCAGGAAAGCGCTGTGGTGGACAGGATTTAGCTTTGATTTGTTATTGTGCAGCAGCTAACGCAAAATACGATCAGGACAACCAATTAATCTGCAAAGGTTATAGAGAACTTGATGGAACTATTAGAAACAATATTGGTGTAAATCTTGACATTCATATTGTTCGGGAGATCCATAATATCAGAAAACAAAACTGGATCAAAACAACTAAATTGATGAATAAAATAATTGCCGATAATTTGAAAAAAAAGAAAACTAAATTACCACTAGAAGTCCAAAAAGTAAAAGATCAACTTGCTAATTTCACAATAAAATCTTTATGAAAAATAAGGACTTTGACAGCTTCAACAATGACCGGATCAATGCACTTAGAAAAAGGATTGATGAACTAATATTTCTTAAAACAAGCTGGGAAAAACAAAGTAAATCGACAAAATCCAGCGATTGACGCTACATTTAGAAAAAATACTTACTTTTGTGGCTTCAATAAACGATTTACAAAACGATCCAAAAAATGCTCGTAAACGTACAGACCGATCTGCAAAATTAATAAAACAAAGTCTTGAGCAATACGGAGCGGCAAGATCAATAGTAATAGATGAAAACAACAGAATACTTGCAGGTAACGGAACAATCGCAGGGGCAAAAGCCGCAGGGATTAAAAATTTAAAAATAATAGAAGCAAATGGTGATGAAATAATTGCAGTAAAAAGATCAAACCTTACAGAAGATCAAAAAGTAGGATTAGCTATAGCAGACAACAGAACAGGAGATCTTTCTGAATGGGATATAGATATGCTTGAACAACTATCAATAGAGCATGATTTAAACGATTTCTTTGATAAAAGAGAGCTTGATGACATACTTTCTAAAAAAGAAGTATTACCAACAGAAGGTTTAACAGACCCAGACGAGGTTCCTCTAATTCCAGAGGAACCAACTACTAAAGAGGGTGATTTATATATTCTTGGTAATCACAGGCTTTTATGTGGTGACTCTACAAATATTCAGCACGTTGAAAAACTTATGGATGGTAAGAAGGCAGATATGGTGTTTACTGATCCTCCTTATAATATCGACTATAAAGGTTTGTCTAATAAATTTGAAAAGATTGCAAACGATAAGATGTCAGACTCTGCTTTTTTAGATTTTTTATATTCTTCTTTAATGCCATGTGAAATTATGTATGTTTGTTGTTCATGGCAGTATTCTCATTTATTTAAAAAAGCTATGGAAAATTTAGGGAAAAAACCTAAAGCTATGATTATTTGGAATAAAGTTCATGCTGCTCAACATCTGGATCTTTATTACAAGCAACATGAAATAATTTTTTATACTGGCCCCTTTGGTGGAAAATCAACTGTTAGAGGAGATATTTGGGAATTAAAAAGACAAAAAAACACGCTTCACCCAACTATGAAACCAGTTGAACTTATAGAAATAGCTTTAAATGATCACTTTTCTTTAAAAAATATTTATGACGGGTTTGCAGGTTCTGGTTCAACTTTAATAGCTGCCGAACGTCTTAAAAGACAAGCATTTTTAATGGAACTAGACCCTAAATACTGTGATGTGATCGTTAAAAGGTGGGAGGATTTTACAGGCAACACTGCAAAACGTGTATCATCTAAGTAATGGGTAAAAAAGGAACTCAAGCTGAAACAATAGTAAGGTCACAAAAGTTTGCTCGTATTATTGCAAATGGTGGCCGTAGATCAGATTGCGTTCGTTATGCTTCGGAAAACTGGGGGGTTGGAGAAAGAAGCGTAGATAAGTATTTAGAGATAGCTAGGGAGGAGCTTAAAAAGGATTGGGATATGGAACGACCCCAAATGATTGCTGATCTTTTGGCTCAATGTAGCACCTTACAGATGGAAGCTAGAAGGTCTGGTCAGTATCACATTGCTTTAGGTGCAATTAATACCGCAGCAAAATTAGCTCATCTTTGTTCGTGAGTTATTTAGATACAGTTATAAGTGGTAATGTTTTGGATCATGGGTTGACTACCTCTGATATTAATACTAGTGAGTTGTTAGATCGTATAAGGGCAGACTTACACCCACCACAACAACAGTTTTATGATAATAAATCTGAAATAGTAGGACTTTCTGCTGGATATGGTGCTGGCAAGACAAGAGCTTTGTGCAGTATGGCAGTAAAGCTTGCAGCTATGAATATTGGCTTTATTGGTGCTGTTATGGAACCAACTGCCCCATTAATTAGAGACATTTGGCAAACAGACTTTGAGTTGTTCCTTGAGCAATATGAAATACCATATACTTTCAGAGCTAGTCCACTTCCAGAATATACTTTGCACTTTAAAGAAGGTGACAGCAAGCTATTATGCAGATCCTTTGAAAACTGGAGCAGAATCATAGGACTCAATTTATCGCACGTTTTAGTTGATGAAATAGACGTAGTTTCACCAACTATTGCCGACAAAGCTTTCCCAAAGATACTGGGACGACTAAGGGCTGGTAATGTTCGCCAGTTTTGTGCAGCCAGTACACCAGAAGGATTTAGGTGGCTATACAACACCTTTGGTACAGATGAAGCAAAGGAAAGAACCGATAGGCAGTTAATCAAGATGAGGACTCAGGATAACCCACATTTGCCTAGTGACTTTATTGAACGTATGCAAAGCAACTATGACCCATCAATGTTGCAAGCTTATCTCAATGGGGAGTTTATCAATCTAACTACAGGCCAAGTTTATGATCGCTTTTCCAGAGAAAACAATGTTACCAATATCAAGCCTGATTTAGGACTAGAGCCATTGAGAATTGGCTTGGATTTCAATATCTCGAACATGAACGCAGTGATCGGTATTGTACAAAATCAAAAATTGTTAATATTTGACGAAATTAGTGGGAGTCACGATACAGATAGCATTGCCCAAGAGATCAAAGCCAGATACCCTATGAATAAGATTTACATATACCCAGATGCAAGTGGAGGCAACAGAAGTACTAATGCAAGTCAGTCAGAGACAGGATTTCTGCCGTACAGGCTTTATTATGTAACGGCAAGGGGGAAAGCCGTTTACAAATCCATGCCTGTTGCCGAAAGTTAGTAGAGTCAATGGAACTTCAGTCATACACAGAAAAAGGAGAACCAGATAAAGAGTCAGGCTATGACCACATGGCTGATGCTTTAGGTTATTTAGTATGGAGAGAGTTCAATCCATTATTTGCTAGGTCGGGCAAACCTACAGGGATTAGAATATATTAAGAACATGATAGTATTGAGGCAAAACTGTGTATAGCTCACTAAATATTTACAATCAGCCCATAACACAAGCTGCTACCACAGTTGCCAGCCCTAATGCAGCCTATCAGCGTATGGCTCAGTTCTGGGATTTGATTACAGATTTGAAGGAAGGAACATACAAGATCAGAAGTGAACATAGAAAATACTTGCCACAGGAGAGCAGGGAAACTGATGACTCATATGATGTTCGACTTTCAAGATCAACAGTAGTGCCATATTTGCAGCGTATTGAAAAAATGCTCTCAGGTATGTTGGTCAGGAAGCCAGTAAGACTTGATGATGTATCTGATTTAGTGAGAGAACAGTTGTTTGATGTCGATCTAGAAGGAAATGACTTGAACGTGTGGCTGTATCAGGCAGCAAGGCAAGCTATTAGTTTCGGTCATATAGGGGTGCTTGTTGACGCACCAAAAGAAGGTGATAAGACCAGACCATACTGGGTGACATATACACCAAAAGACATATTAGGATTTAGGTCTGAGATCATAGATGGCGTAAGGCAACTCACACAGTTGCGTCTATTGGAACAGGTTGTTGAGCCAGATGGAAAGTATGGTGACAAAATCATTAAACAGATTAGAGTGCTTGAACGTGGTAGATATGAAATACACAGAAAAGATGAAAAAAAGGGCGAATATAAACTATTTGATGAAGGTGAAATGAGTTTAAAGGACAAGATTCCTTTTGCTGTTGCCTACTCCAATAGAGTTGGTTACTACGAAAGCCGCAGTCCCTTATATGACATTGCAGAACTAAACCTTAAGCATTATCAAATACAGTCTGATTTAGACAACATCTTGCATATCAGTTCTGTTCCTATGCTTGCGGTCTTTGGTTATCCAAATGCAGATGAGATAACAACAGGCCCTAATGAGGCACTATCATTGCCACCAGAATCAAGAATGGAATACATTTCTCCATCTGGTGATAGCTACGACAGCCAGTTTACAAGACTAAAAGATATTGCAGAACAGATTAATACATTATCCTTGGCGGCAGTGCTTGGACAGAAGTTGGTAGGTGAATCAGCAGAGGCCAAAAGAATAGATAGATCGCAGAATGACAGCACAATGATGGTGATTGCACAGCAGATGCAAGATTTGATTGATAACTGTTTGAAGTTTCATAGTGAATATCTCAATGAACCTAATGCTGGCAGTAGCTTTGTCAATAGAGACTTTGTAAGTGCAAGACTACAACCACAAGAGATAACATCATTGCTTACATTGTTCACTGCTGGAACTATTACACAAGAGACTTTACTCAATCAACTTTCTGCTGGTGAAGTTCTCGGTGACGATTTTGATGTCGAAGAGGAGATTGAAGGAACACAGCAGGGAGGTCTTACAGAAGTAGAGCCACCAGAAGAACCTGACCCAGAACCAGAGGAGCAAGAGGAAGAATGATAGATGGACACTCCAGAGGTATTTTTTAGGGAGACTATTGATCTAAATAGGTACAGTAATTCTGTTGCAAAGAAATATGCTGTCACTTACAACGAAATAATTGTCAATGCAGCTAAACAACTAAAACAGATAGATCTAAGACAGCAAGCGGCAGATGCTGGTGTAGTTATCGCACCTCAAACAAGGAAAAGACTTAGAGCAATAATTAAACAATCAAAAGATAGTCTTGCCACTTGGTCAACTAAATCTGCTATTGATTTCAAAAAAGAACTTCAAGGAGTAACGATATTACAAAAAGATTTTATTGAGAACGAATTGAAAAAGGTTACAGCATCTGGTGATGTTCCTATTAACAGTGTTGCGATAAGTCCTAAGTATGCAGAGTCGGTAATAATGACTGACCCATCAAAAGTAAATATTTTTACAAGTAAAGCCTTTACAGAAGATAATTTTGTTAACTTTGGTTCTGGTAAATTTAGTCTTACTGCTACGCAAGGGGCTGCAATCAGGCTCCCAAATGGTACAACAGTAAGCAAAGCATTTAGAGGTTTAGCAGAATCTTCAGCCGAGAGATTAGATTTAGCTGTCAGATCAGGAGTGTTTGCTGGTGAGTCACTAGATCAGATTACTAGGAGACTTGTTGGTAGGCTTGAGTTTGCAGACTTTGGCCCTTTATCTGTTAAGCAATTAGCTTTAGCTGGAGGAGAACTTACTAAAGTAGCCAATAATCAAATTTCAACTATTGTCAGGACATCTGTTAATCAGGTAACAAATCAGGCATCACAAGCTGTATATGCTGCAAATAAAAAAGTTGCACCGAAATATGAATATGTTGCAACGCTAGACTCTAGAACAAGTCCGATATGTCAGAGGCTAGATGGCCAGATATTTGATTACAACAAAGGCCCTACACCACCTCAACACTTTAATTGTCGATCAACTACTGTCCCTGTTGTTGACTTTGATGGTCTGCAAAAAAAATATCCAAACCTTGAAAAGCCGCCAGCGACTAAGCTTGATACAAGGCCAAGTATTACAGGGAGAGTGCCGCAGGGAACACCATACGGCAACTGGCTTTTGCAACAGGATAGAAAGTTGCAAGTTAAGACTTTAGGTAATGAAGGCAAGGTAAATTTTTTTAAAAAACTTGCAAAAAAAGAAGGTTCTGGACAGGCAGCTTTAAGGAAGATGATTAGAACAGATGGTAGCGAAAGAAGTCTGAAGGACTTGGAAAGATTGTATGGAAATTCAAAATAATTCTTTTTGAATTAACTTTGGCTGGTTTTGCATTTTGCGAAATTCTTGAAAAGCTGTGAATTTGTTTTTCATTTCATGTCTAAATGTACCTTCCATGTCATCACCACCAGCACCTAACTTTGAGTTACAAGCTCTGCAAACAGGCCAGATTGCGTCAATATTTGCATTGCTTCTATGAAACCAATGATCTATTTCCCATACAGATGTTTTCTCACCACAACAAGGACAACAACTGCTGTAAGGAGATTCATTAACAGTTTTTAAGCAAATTTCTTTATCGTGTTTTTTCGGATTTGTTCTAATTTTATTAATATTGCTTTTTTCTAATTTTTGTATTCTTTGCTCATGGTCAATTATTTCTTGTGTATGTTCAGTTATAGCTTGAGTGTTTACAGAGTTTGCAAAAGAATTTGTTTCAATACGATCATTAAATTTATCAAGCACACCTAATAATTTAGAAAATGCTTGATCCATAGGAGTTGCTTGAGAGATTTCTCTGCCATATCTTTTTTCTACATCAATAAAATATAATCTAATTTGTTTTCCTCTTTCAGTATTTGCAAGCATTAATAATTGTTTAAAACCATCTTTTGTTAAAAGAATTTTGATTTTATTTTGACCTCCACTTCCACTACTTCGCTCCACTTCAGTGTGGAGCAAAAAATCAACTGATTCAACTAAATTTTTTAATCTTCGTTTTGCTGCATCTTTTCTTGCAAACCCTGCCCACTGCCAAATTGGTATCATATTACCTGTTTCATCATCTTCAAATAAACTATCAATATCAATACAAAATTCTGTTTCAATGTTTGTTGTAGATTTATAAAATGTTTCTACTTGATTTTTTAAACTTAAAGAGTCTGACACTTAACAAAAAACTAATATTTTTTATAATTGTAATATAAAGCAAGAGTTTTACCATGCCACTTAAAAAAGGTAAATCACAAAAGACTATCTCTGGCAACATACGTTTGCTGATGAAAGAGGGTAAGACATTAAAACAAGCTCAAGCAATAGCTTTATCAACTGCTAAAAAACGCAAAAGGAAGTAAGATAAAGACAGCTACTTTTATTGTCATGCCTTCACATTATGGATCAATGAAGCCTAAAGGAACAAAGAAGAAAAAGAAAGGAGGCAAAAAGTGATGGGATATATTTTTAAGGTACAGGGCGAAGAAGAAACAAAAAAGCCCAAAGAAACTAAGCCCACTGCCAAAAAGAAAACTAAAAAGTGACTAAAAAACTAAGGCGAGTTCCAAAAGACAAAAAGACAGGTGTTCCCAAAAAATATTTGTCTGGTTCTAAAAATAGGTCTGCGAAAGCGGCTGAGATAAAGCGAACTGCCGAAGCTTATAGAAAAGGAGAGTATATTGATATAAAAGCTGTATCAAAATCACGCACCAAACAAAATGTCACAGGCAAAAAGAAGAAAACCACTAAGCGAAAGCGTTAAAAATAGTCTTAAGAAAAAAGCTGATGGCACAAAGTTTTTTTATGGAGAGCTTGCGGCTGTTTACAGAAAAGGACAAGGTGCTTATTTGTCTAGTGGTTCAAGAAATGTTCCTATGGCAGCGTGGGCTATGGGCAGGGTAAATAGTTACATGAGAGGTGATAAAGCAAGAACAGCAGACGCAGCAATCTATTCAAGGTACAACAAAAAAAGATGAAGCTAACTACCAGACAAAAAAACACTTTAAAAAAGCATCAAGAAACACATGGCCACACAAAGGCTCATATGGAGTATATGAAACGTAAGATGAGAGAAGGGGTTTCATTCACTGAGGCACACAATATGGCAATGAAAAGGAAGGGTAAATGACTATAAAAAAAGGCGGTCATGTTTTTAAAGGTTTAAACCAACCAATAAAAACACCTAATCACAAATCAGGAAAAGCTGGAGCAGTTGTTGTCAAAGTTTCTGGGAAAGAAAAGCTTATAAGATTTGGTATGCAAGGTGCAGATAATAAACCACCTAGAAAAGGAGAATCTCAAAGAGATAAAGATAAAAGAGCAGCTTTTAAGGCTAGATTCGCAAGACTTATTAAGAAAGGCCCTAGTAGTGCGGCTTATTGGGCTGACAAAACACGTTGGTAGGTTATTATTTATATTAATTATTGTTAAAATTTATTTATGGCTGACGAACCAATCAAACCAAATCCACCTGTAGACACAGCAGCGTTGATGGCAGAAGTTGAAGCACTCAGAAAAAGCAACAGAGAGATTTTAGATGATTACAAAAAAGCAAAGGAGGCAGCAAAAGCTGTACCACCAGATGTTGATGTAGATGCTTTGATTGCTTTCAAACAGCAAAAAGAAAAAGAAGAGCTAGAGGCAAAGGGCAGATATGATGAGGCGATTGCTAAACAGGCACAGCAGTATCGTGATGCTGAAGAGAATCCAAGAGCTAGAAGCTAGGCAGAGACAGCTTGAAGTTGAAGCCCCAGCAGTAACAGCCCTTGCTGATGTTGTACACGATCCCCAATATGTGCTATCTCGCATAAGCAAAGATCAGCTTGCAAGAGAGGCAGATGGAACAGTTGTAGTTGTTGATGGATATAACAGAACACCTGTTAAAGACTGGGCAATGACAAAAATGCCAGCATGGGTACAGAAGAACCCAAGACCACAGGGCGGTGGAGCAACGACAACTAAAGTTCAGACTGAAACAGTAGCTGCTGGTGAAAAGAACCCCTTTGCAAAGGAATCTTTCAACCTTACAGAGCAAAGTAGGTTATATAGAACAGATATAAATAAATATAATATGCTCAAAAACGCAGTTAGCGGTTAGTATAGAACTAACGTGGTTGTGCTACGTCAGGGGTTGTGCCTCGATTTGAACATATCTTAAAAATTTAAATGGCTACTTTAAGAAGCGATTTGATTATTCCAGAGGTGTTCACGCCATATCTCTCAGAGGCATCTACACTTTCAGATTCCTTCTTACAGAGTGGCGTAGTACAGCCTTTGCCAGAATTAAATCTATCCGCAGAGAGAGGCGGTGACTTTGTTAAGATTCCAAACTATGTTGCGAACTTAACAGGTGATTTTGAAGTATTAACAGACAGTACTTCATTAACACCAGCAAAAATTACAGCAGATAACCAAGTTGCACCTGTGCTTCACAGGGGTAGAGCTTTCAGTTCTAGGGATTTAGCTAGTCTTGCAGTTGGTGGTGGGTTAGACCCAATGGCTGCTATCGCACAAAAGATGGCAATTTATGTAAATAACCAAAAGCAAAAGGATTTATATTCTTGCTTGCAGGGTGCATTTGGTTCATTGAACGCAAACAGTTCAAGCAGTGCATTATTTACACATTGCATAGACTCTGAGTCTGGCGATACTCCAACAGTACTAAGTCCAAGACACGTTGCGAAAGCACAGTCTATTCTTGGTGATGCTGGAAGCAAGCTAACAACGATTGCAATGCACAGCAAAACTTTCTATGACTTGGTAGAAAGAAATGCTATTGATCGTATATATGACAACACTGGCGCACCTGATGGGGACGCAACTGGTGGAAGCACAACAAGAGCATTTGATGGCCCTAATGCTGTTAACAGCTTCATGGGGCTTCGAGTAATTGTTTCAGATGACATTCCTACAACAGGTTCTGGAGCATCTACGGAATATGCCTGTTTCTTATTTGGAAACGGTGCCGTTTTTACGGGCGAACAGGCTCCGATCAGAACACAAACTGATAGAGACATTCTTGCTCTTGAGGAAGCAATGGCTGTTGATCTTCACTACATCTATCACATAGGTGGATTGAAATATGCTGTGTCAACTGTGAATCCAAATAGAACAGTTCTTGAAACTGTGGGTTCTTGGTCGAAAGTTTTTGACACAAAGAATATTCCGATTGTAAGAGCTACTGTGGTAAGTAACCAAGACTAGCCCAAAACCCTTACTATAACTAGGATTTTTTATCATGCCATCATTATTTGAAGTAACTGCTGGGTCTTTGGTAGGCCCAACAACAGGTGGAACAGTCACACAGGCTAGTTCAAAAGCGACTGGAGTGACTCTAAATACAGAGTCTGGCCAGATCACAATGAATGACGCAACACTTAACGCTGGTGTTGAGGTAACTTTTGCTGTTACAAATAGCAAAATCTCATCAACAGATGTTGTTGTTGCTTGTCATGGAAGCGGTGGAACTGCTGGTTCATATCTTGTGAACGCATCTGAAATCGGTTCTGGTAGTTTCAAAATCACAGTTTCTAACGTATCTGCTGGAAACTTAGGTGAAGCTATTGTAATTAACTTTGTTGCTCTTAAGGGTGCATCAAGCTAATGGCAATGTTCGCTTTTAGGCGAATGAGAGAACAAAATGAGGCTGCTCAAAAGGCAGCTTCACTTGTTCAAACTCAAACAAAGCCAAAAAAAAAATCTAAGCCCCAAAAGGTAAAACTCAATGGCGATAACTCTTGATGCTACTGTTGGCGGTGCAAACGCAAACACTTATATAGGTCTTTCTGATGCAAACTCTTTTATTGAAGGGCTTGTTCTTAGTGATGACGCTGCGGCATGGGATAACTCAAGCACTGATAATAAAAACAGAGCTTTGTTTACAGCAGCCCAGAGAATTGACAGGGAGAAGTTTTTAGGAGCTAGGGTAGCTGATACTCAAGCTTTAGAATGGCCTAGATCAGGAGTAAGGAAACCTGACACATACACTAACCTGTATGGTTTGAGCTTTCCAAATAGATTAGTTGCTGACTATTACCTTGATACTGAAATCCCAGACAGGGTAAAACACGCACAGGTCATCTTGGCTGTATATCTAAACAACAATAGGAACGGACTGGAACTTAGCGGCTTAGAGGACTTTGCTGCTGTAAGTATTGGAAATATAAATGTAACCCCTAGATTCTTTGGGGCTGTGGGCATTGATAGGATTCCACCAATCGTTGACCACTACCTTATGGGTATTAGAATAGGTGGAAGAGCAAACTTATCAATCAAGAGGTCATGAAAATGGGCTACGGCTACGAATATCCAGCAGCAATCATTATTACCGATACGGCTGCCCATACAGGCAGATTTGGTAAGGTGCATTGCCTGACAGACGCAGAGGCAACTTTTGTTGCTGAGAATATTACAGAAAATGGTTCTGCAACTATCAACGGCATCACAATGAAGGCATCATCTGAGGTCTGTGGAGTCATAACAAGTATCACTCTTGCAAGTGGTCAAGTAATAGCTTATAGATTATGAGTCTTGCTAATGCCTTAAAAAAAGCTGCTAGTGCTTCACTTAAGAAACTTGGTGGTGATGTGACTATCAGACAAGTAACAGCAGGGGCATACAATACCACTACTGGAGCTATTTCAGAATCTACATCTGATACGACTATCAAAGGTGCATTGAGTAATGTCTCAAGAAATCAAGTAAATGATTTGATTGAGTCACAAGATAAATTGCTTACTATATCTGCTGGGGATCTTACTTTTGTCCCTACAACAAAAGACAGAGTAGTTATTAGTAATGTTGAATTTAAAATTATTCAAGTTGTTATAAATGAGCAAAATAATACACCAGTAAGTTTTGATCTAATCTTGAGGTAAACATGACAAGAAAAATATCTATTACTGAGATTCCAGATGTCATGGAAGATGCAATAGTATTTCTTGTACAGGCAACAACTTTGGAGTGGACATCAAGAGTGAAAAAGGCTACACCAGTTGACACTGGTAGGCTACGGAACTCATGGCAGACTGAGATAAAACCAACTAGTGGAACCATAATCAACAACTTACCCTATGCAGAGCCAGTTTGTTATGGTGAAAACCTACCACCATCATGGAAAGGACAATTTAGAACAAGACAAAAAACTGTTGCTGGATTTCCAGAACTGATTGCAAAAGAATTACAAAAATGGGCTGATGATGAATATGAAAAAATTAAAAGGAGATTATAGTGGCTGCTACAGATTTAAATACAGTTAGATCCACAATAGAGGCTAGGTTAGCCACAGAGCTTGCCTCAAGTCCAGCTATCCCTGTTGTATTCAATAATATGACCTTTGATTCAACAGCAGAGGATACTTTTGTTCAGTGTGTTACAAGCTTTGGAAATAACTCATATCTCACTCAAGGTGGTACAACAGATTCTGATAACCAGATTGATGGTCTTGTTTTATTAAATGTATTTACTGAAGAAGGTCTTGGGGCAGGGTCTAACTTTACAATTTGCAAAAGACTTAGGGACTTATACAATAGAATTACAGTATCAAGTGTTATTTTTGATGCACCTATTGGCCCTGAGATTCTTACCTCAAGTCCAGAAGGTAAGTTTCAAACTCAAATCAGAATAACATTTACAATCTACGAGGATCTTTAATCATGCCAAAGCTTGTTATTACAGAAGAAATGCTAGACGCTATCGAAGCTGTCAAAGGTGTAAGAGATCCACAATACTGGGATCCTAATTGCAAAAGATATATGGAGAGTCAACAAAATCCTAAAAAAGATGTAAAAACTTCCGAAAAGAGTTAATATATTTATAAATCTTTCTTTTTTTTGTCATGGCAGCTATTAGA